CGTCGATCAGCCCCATTGCACAGCAGAGTGCGTTGAGTCCACCGGGGATTGGTATCCCCTTCTCCCGCAGATCACGGGAGCGGTCGAATAGGCGTTGTCGCTGATCGCACATCAACGAACGGACGCGAACGGTTGGAACCGCCTGTCCTTCCAATTGATGTTCCGGCAGTTCCACAAACGCCGTATCGGAGTCATCCAGCAACAGAAACGCTTCACGGGTCAAGTTCATCGTCGGTATCGTCCTCGATTAGAGTTGTTTCGCCGCAACCGCAGTCTTCGACTGGCAGCGGCGGTGAGTAATTGGGATCGCCAATCAGCGGCTCCCAATCTTCCGCAGTCTCGTCCGGCACAACTGCCGCTTTCGCGTACAGCGTGCCGGGTTTGGAACTGCGATAGATCGACGTATGTGCCCGCGCACGAGCATGTGCCAGTTCCATATTGTCCCCTTTCAGGTAACAGCCGCGACGAATGTCGGTAGCCCAGTAACGCGGAACTTCTTAACGGATGTCATTGGCTTGTCGTTCGCCAAGTCAGGTGCGAACCCAAGATAGATCACAGGGAATGCCGCAGTCGCCGCCGTGGTGGCCACCGCACCGGAGCATGTTACTGCTCGTTTTGGGAACGTCAGCGTGAGTGTGTCGCAGGGTGTGCCAGTCATCAGAGTGACGTGCTGCAACTGAGTGGAATACTTATCGGTGACTTCGATCTCACCGTAATCAATGATGTCTCCGGCGATAAACGTCTTGCCACCGCTGGCAAGGTGTGTCGTCTCGACCGCCTCCCGGCTAATGCCAGTCCACTTCACCATCTCTGGCTGCGAGGTAGAGAGAACCGTAGCCGCAGTCGTGAGAGCCATCGTAGCCCCGTAGAACGTGCCCGCTGTAAATGCTTGGTCAGCCATTGCGTATTCCTTTCAACAGGAGTGGAAGAGTTTGATTTCGAGAGCTTCACAGTAGAAGTCGATTTCATCACCTAAAGACGGGTCGGTCGAGTTGTCGTACCTATCGAGCAGTTCAACGTGATCGACGGTGAACGTGCCCCATGCCTGAGAACCCGTCTGTGCCGATGTCACGCCAAGTGCAGTAATCACCGCGTCAGCCAGGTTGCACGCTGCCGTATGTGTCGCCGCAAAGCAGTAGACACCCATTGGAGAGACGCGGAAGCCGTCCATCCGTTGAAGCTGCTGCTTGATGTCCTCGCCTTGCGTCTTCTTCATGACGATGTAGGAACTGAACAGTCCGCCCGACGTGGCCGGTTGGCGAATTCCTTCCGGTGCCCGTCTGGCAAAAATGCTCGCTTCTGATCGCGTAGTTCCGACGAGCGTGGTCACGCCCGCCGTAGCCTTCAGCTTGTCGCCTAATGCGGTATATGGAGCAGCAGTAGTCATGTTGCCCCCCGTTTGAATGCTCTATCGAGGCCGGCTTTGGTTTCGTTCAACAGGATGTTGCGGCACGTCTCACGCATGGCTGAGTACGCCTTGCCGATTGGTGAATATGGTCGCTTGTTCTTGGGGAAGTCGCCCGTGCTGTGGCCGACTTCTCCTTTCAGGAATCGTGCGGTTCGCGTGCGGAATGGGCCTTGATAAGTGACTGGCCTACTGCCCGTGGATCGCAGCGAGAACTTCTGTGTCGTTTCCCAAACTGTCCGATGCGATCCATCGGCCCTCTGGACTGTGCGTTTCTTGCGAATCATTGGCTTCTGAACTCTGATTCGCCCGCTATTCGATTCATGCCTTGTGCGGCGAGGGCTAGTCAGAAAGTTCCCGCGTTCCATCAGCGTCGCCAGAGGGTTTTGCTTGCTGCGATAACCGATGATCCCTAGCGTCGTGCCAGACTTCTTGTACGTCTTGTTCTTGAACGCCACGGTGTCCTTGTAGTGTCCGCTCGAACCTTCATCGTTGCCGTGCTTGCCGCTGCCGACTGGCACATGCTTTTGCATGTTGTCCGCGAACGCCTGCGAAGCCTTCTTGACGGCTCCACGGAATACGAGCCTCTGCACCTTTTCCGAGAACGTCGAGATAAACTGCTTTAGCTTATCTTCCGTCTCTTTGGGCATCGCCAATGTCATCTTGAGTTTGATCTTGGCCATTACGTCACGGCCTCCTCGATACACCACAACACCACTTCTCGTCTCTCGCCGCCTTCGTCGTAGACGGAATCAATCCCCAGCACTCTGTCGCCAATCCTGATCCTCATACGAGGCGTGATCGCCAGCGATTCTGAATCAGCCCGAGTCCGATAAATGCCTCGCAGCATCGGCACTGTCGTCATTGCCGCCTGATACTCGCGTCCGTTCGTTGGCGACTCACACAGCCATCGTCCGGCATAAGTCGTCCATGTAATCTCAATCGAGTGCATATCGGCAACTGTCTCTACCGGCTCCTCGACAGTGCATCGAGTGCGGTACTTACCAGCGTCAATTCGCCTAGCCTTGTGGGTTGCTCTCATCGGTAGCCCCCACTCCACATGCCACGGGCGATCCATGCCCGATAGTTTGTCAATTGCTCATCGTTCAGCGCTCCGACAGCTTCCCGACTGATGAAGCATTCGGCACCCAGCAACCGAATGGCCTGCTTGTAAATCTGCGGCACTTCCGCAGCCGATGCGAATCCCGCGATAAACGTTACCGTGATTGCATTCTCTTGCAATCGCGCCACCGGCCAGTTGGCGTTGTAGGCTAATGTCAACCGGCCCGGTTTGTTGGCAGTATTGACGATGTAATTCGATGATGCCCATGTTTGCGTTGCTCCGTTCGTATCGACGTAGGACACGCTGCTTACGCTCGCTAGTGGCCAGACTGGAATCTCGATCACATCACACGGAAACTGATCGAATTGCAGCGTCCACGTTTGCGTACAGAGTGCGACGCGGGCATCAACTTCAACCATCTCGCGACAACCAGCCAGCCATTCGCTAGCAATCTGGTTCTCGTCGGTCACATCTCCGATACGCGAATGTTCCTTCAGGCTCGCGACCGTTACCGGCTCGACCGTTGGCGCGACTGTTCGCTTCAAACTGGTTCGCAAGTCGGACCAATACACGGGGAGTCTCCAAGAATGGCGGGAGCAAGATTTGAACTTGCGATCTTTTGGTTATGAGCCAAACGAGATGACCGGGCTTCTCCACCCCGCTACAAAGCCCCGCCGCCATTGCTGACGGCGGGGTTTACGATCAGACAATCGCGGTGGCAGGAGTTGCCTGAGCGATGCGGGCTTGACCCATCATGATGAGGATGCCTCCGAGAACCGGCGAATCCACGACTTCCACAGCCTTGAGGCTGAGGTACTTGTAGCCCGTGTCGCCGAGTTCATCGGTATCAACCGTGATCTCGTACAACTGGCTGGAACCAGCGGTCGTGGCGAATCCGGTCGTGGTGGCGTCGGTCAACGCACCCCACGTATCGCCCGTCGTACAGGCTCGATACTTGAACGGGATCGCCGTGCTGTTGCTTGGCGTCACGTCATCATTGGCCTCGACAGTAATTGTCGAAGTGCCTGTCGCGCCAACGCCCTTGTAGATCAAGAACTTGACCGAACGATGATTGCCGCCGCGAACCACATCGCTGCGGACGGTGCCTGCGAAGGCATCAGCTACAGGGTCAAGACCCTTCACCCAGTGCCCATATTGAGTCACAACATCAAGAGCCATAATCGAAACTCCCTGAGAGGGTTGGTGTCAGAAAACACCCCAGCCAACACATATTGGCCGGGGCGATTAAATCAGGTCAAAACGACGAACGGCGACTTGGTGGCCGAACCCTTGAACGGCGTGACAGCCGAGGTCCACTTAGGCATCCCGTCCACACGAGCCACCCAGCGGAACGTGCGTTCGTTGTTGAGGAACCGGACATGAATGCTGCTATCAGCAGCGAGTCCACCCTTGCGGATGACAGCCATCTCTTGCAGGTCCACCAACGCGATATCGTTGGTCGTGCCCAGCGTTGCACAGTATTCAACGGGGATCACTGGACGACCCATCAGCGTTCCGAAAGGCGAGCCGGACAAGCCGTTCGCTGGCATGTAAGCCGGGGCACCGCCGACGTTTTCCGTACCGGCCACGTTCTGGACGACGAATGCCATCTGGAACAAGTCCGGCTCGACATCCTGATTGATGAGCCACACCGAGTTCGCCCGGCTGCGTGCCCACATCCGCGACCAGATGCCAACGATGTCGGCGTACTTGACGCGAGACGCCGTGTTGCGGGTGACAGCCACCTTAGAACCGGAGTTCATGTAGCCCAAAATCTGACCGGCACCAGTACCGTTCACGATCCCGTCTTCCATCATGAAGGTGAACTCTTCGGTGAACGCCTTGGAGTAAACCATGCCCAACGCCGTCGCGTCAGCCAACAGTCGCTCGGTGACGTAGGCCAGCCCAATGAGGTCTTTCAACTCCATCGAGACTTGCTTGAACGTCGGCTTCTTGGCGGTTGCACTGTCGGCTTCCGCGCCCCAGTACACTTGGACTCCACCCCAACGCGAGCCGGTCGCCCGACTGGTTTCGTTGATGGTGTTGATCTTGAGGCCATCGGAGTTCGGGCCGATCTCAATGACATCGCACCGACTGAGCAGTTCGCCACCACTGAACACTTTGTTGTTCAGGTCGGTCATCAAATCCTTTTCGATCAGGTATCCGCCGTCCGATGGAACGGAAGAACCGGCACCGCTGATCGCCGCATAGGGGACGGAATCCTGCCACTTCAGGCGGTTGTCTTCGCGACCATTCAACTCGACCATCGCAATGGCTTGGAGTTGATCCCCGAGAGTCTTGAACTTCTCGGGAACCTTAGCCACTACGGTCCCGCTTCCGTCACCGTTGATGACAGCAGTTCCGCCTTCGGTGCGTGCCGTCTGAGTCGGCAGCGTGACGCGGGTTGGCTGACGGCTGGCGATGCGAGCGGCATCGGCAGCATCCTTCTGGCACTTGCTGATGGCAAGTTCGTTACTGGCGTACTCGGATTCGAGCGAGTCGAATTCCGCACGCTGGCCTTCACTGAGTTCGCCAGCGTTGGCGGTCGTGGCCTCAGCCAGAATGGCTTTCTGGCGGGCATCCACGGCGGCTTGTCGAGCCTGCAAGTCTTTGAGCTTTTGCATCGTGCTTCCTTCGGTTATGTGCCGAGGAACACGATGACAACGCTGTGCGGTGGCCCTCGACACGACTCATGGGTATGGTTCGTGTCGTGACGACTTGCACGCAACAGCGTAGAAGTAAATCACTACTGCCGACAGAACGTCGTTAGCAACAGCTAACTTGGGACGCGGCGAAAATCAGATTGAGACAAACTTTAATCAATCGCCAGAAGAACGCAAGTTCAGTTTCCGAATTACCGCCTCGCAATCGCCAGCTTCCTTTGCAGGTCGCCGACGTTACCAAATCGTCTCTCATGGAACTCGTCCTGAACCGGAGTCGTCAGATCGTCCGCAGACGCCGCTTGCCCCGTGCGAATGTGGCCGCTCAACAGACGAGACACGACTTGCTCGAAGGTCATTACACCATCCGCAAGCCCCACTTCAACCGCCTTCTTGGCAGACAGCAACCGCCCTTGCCCGAAGTTCTCCATCACGTAGCTACTCGACTTGCCACGATTCCGAGCCAGCGCTGACGTGAACTCACCCATCGTCTCTTCGACATCGGCTTGAGCGTTGTCAAGAAACTCTTGGCTCGCTGGCTCGTATGGATTGCCCTCAACCTTGTACTTACCAGCCGAGATGAACGTCGCCTTGATGCCGTCCTCTTCCATCGCCTTAGAGTAGTCCATGTGCGTCTGATAAACGCCATGCGATCCTGCTTCACCGCTTGGGGTGATGTAGAAGCGATCCGCCGCCGTACCCGCCCACAACGCTGCCGATGCTGCCATTGGATTCGCGATGGCGACAATCGGCTTGCTGCCGCGAGCGTTGAAGATTTTGCGAGCCAGTTCAGGCGTCCCGTAGACCATCCCTCCCGGTGAGTAGATGTCCAACAGAACAGCCTTCACGGCGGGATCGTTCATGGCCCTGTCGAATGCTTGCCCGTAGTCCTCAGTGGATGTCCCGCCGAAGTAGTACGTGTACTCGCTGGCCCGTGGTTCCATGATGCCGGTCAACGGCAGCACAGCGACCGCCTTCGGGAGCTTGACTGCTTCACGGTTCGCGGCGGTCCACATGCGAGGTGCGTCGCCGCTAACACCCGACTCGACGTTCATCCTGATGATGCTGGCGACATACGGATCAATCAGCCAGCTTCCGGTCATCGTCGCTGTGAGGTTCGGCATAGCGTTTCTCCGTATTCGGCAGGTGTCGCCTGCTCAGTTGGTAGCCACCATTCACCCGGATCACCGGCTATAGTTCCCGGCACTGACCTTGCGGCGAATATCAGTTCAGTTGTTCGATCCCACGCACACAGTTCGCCGCTCGGTCACGTTCCCAATCGCTCATCAACGAATCAACAGCCACTGCGAATTGATCCGGCGTCACTTCGCCCGATAGATCAAGCAGTCGTCGCTTCGATCCATTCGCCAAGTCTCGCCCAAACGTCGCTGGTTCATTCGGCACACCAAAATGCGAACAGGCTTCCATCGGTAGGACAAGCGCCGTTCCCATCGTCTCGGCATGGGCTGCGTAGAACTCATCGAGCCACGCCAGCCAGCCAGATGGGTTCTTCGCTGCCCTTCTCGCCGCTGTGGCTTCCTTGTGAACCATCCTCTTCAGGCAGTCTTCCAGCACAGTACGAGCCACGAGCTTTAACCTGGCAGCGCCGATCACACCGGATGTCGTAGATGGCTCATCTGCTGTTGGCTTTGGCGGAACTGTCACCATCGGTTCTGTCACCGTTGCTGTCTGTGGGAGATTCGTTGTTTGCGGTTCATCGTTGTCGTTTGTGTCCGGCACGTTCTGCATGGACATCGTTTCTCCCAGCGATCCATCTTCCCTGATAGGAGCCATTGCACCTTGGATGAAGTGCTGATCGCCACCGGGGAATGGATTGAAGTCTTCCAGTTCCGTCGCGTCATTCGGGGAGAGCCAGCCATCAGTGATCCCCGCGTGGTAGAACGAGGCGCGAGCAGCCGAGTTTCCTCGCATCAAACCGTTCACTTCCCACTTGAGGTAGTGCAGCTTTCGTTCTTCCTCATCGGGCATCAGCTTGTACAGGTAGTGTTGTTCATTCGGCACGATCCAAGGGACGAGCGAGTAGACCACGAGGCCAATGCTCATCTCTTCAATGTTGTTGTTCGTCGCCCTCAATAGATGGTGCAACGTGTGCGGCGGCAGATCGTACCAACGGCAGATTTCCTCAATGTTGTGCTGGCGGGTCTCAAGGAACTGCTGGTCCTTCACGCTCAAAGTCAGCGGCTTGATTGTCTGGCCGGGATTCAGGATGGCGATGTCGAAGCCGTCCTGCTGATGCACCTCACGCCAGTCACTACGGAACGCCTTGCGGGTGTCCGAGTTGGACATTTTTTCGGTGGCGTTCTCCAGAACGGCCTTGGGCATCGTCCCGCTGCCGAAAGTCTTTGCTCCGTGCCGTTCTGTCGCCAGCCCGAACCCAATCGTCTCACGGGCGAACTCGATGACTCCCATGCCCTCTAGCGGATTCTTCATCATCAGCGACGTGAGATGGATCATGTCCTCGGATTCGACGTAGCTCACGGGAACGTCGTCTGGCTTCTTGACCTTGTTCGTCACTTCGTAGATGACGCGATTGTCGGTATCAGCACGAAGAACTTTGACTCGGCTTGGATGAATCGGCCATAGGTAATACGGAACTCGTTTTCCATCGACAAGCTCCCACTGAATCTCAGCGTAGGCATTGCCGTTGTTGAGCCGTTTCTCTTCCATGTACGAATGGAATGCACATGCACCCATCTCGGGGTTCGCTTGATCGTGCAGAAGACGCTGAATCGGATGATCGTAATGAATCACCTTCTCGCGCAAGCCAGTGACATTGTTCTGGCCTCGCATGTATAGATTCTTCGGCAGTGATCCAAGCGTGCCACATCGACGTTGTGTTGCACACCAGACAGCAGAGTACGTGAACGCCGAATAGGGCGTGACATCCTCGCCAGCGTTCGTCTTCTTGAACGAGAAGAATCCGTAGGGATTGCCCCACGCAGCGTCATCCGTCAGCCATGATTCTGACTTCTTGCTTCCGAACAGAGAACTGAACCATGCCATATCAAGCTCCGTCAGTTCCACATTTCGCCGGGAGTATACGCCATTTCAGGAAACTGCTCTTGGGCGTACAAGCGTTCACTGAACGCCATCAACAACGCCACCATAGCATCGACCTTGCCGGTTGCACTCGACTTGTCAGGCATCCGTTCGCCCTTGGCGTTCATGCGGATGATAAGGTTTGAAGCCTGCCATGCCAATACAGGACA